GTTTTTTTTTGAAAAAGTGTTAAACTTCAAGCAGATGAAAGGTAGTTAATGTTTATTAGTTTGGAAAAAAATCAGCCTCAGCGTATAGATACGTATGGTCGTCCAATTACTCGCCCGGAAGTCCTGGCGGAAATTTCCCGTATAGAGGCGCTGCCGCGGAAAAACCGGACAACGGCCGAATGTATGAGGCTGCACAATTTGAAAAAAGACGGCGATTTTGCAAAAAATAAAAACAAATGTCGACACGCTGCGCCAAAAGAGCCGGAGGGCACAACCCTAGCCGAGCTAAACACTTCCGCAGCAGATGACGCCGACAACGCAATCGCACAAATCCGCGAAATAATTGAAAAGATATACAACGGCACAAATCCTATCGCTGCAATAAAAGAATCGCAGCTAACCCCGCGCAGGTTCTACAATTATCTAGATGGAAACTTAAAAGACACAGAACTACGCAAAGCCATATCAGAGATACAACACAAACAGAACCCAGACACAGATAGACCAGAGGAAAACACAGAGTATTTTAGAAATAGGGTTTTTGAAACTCTGCGCGAATTAAAGGGTGAGTTTTCACGCGCCCGTGCTTTGTTTGCCGAGTTCTGTTTGTTCCGCCGGGAGCAGTTAGAAACCCAACTATTAGCAGGGGAGATTGATACCTCCACCTATACAACTTTGTCCACAGACTACAAGTATTTGGCGGGCAAATTTGCGCCGGCTATTTATGGCGACAAGATAACAGTCAGCAGCAGCGTCACGCATAACGTCACAACTGCGGTTGATACTAACAAAGTCGCACAGCTTAATTCCTTGCTGGCCGGGGCTTTGCCAGCACCGGACGAAGCGAAAATCGCAGACTGGGAAGAGGTAGACAAATAAAGTTTGTCGCATAATATACATTATGAATAATGGACAAAAAACAGGTTTTGTTATTTTTCAATATGTTGCGAGATTTTAAAAAAGTGTTTTGCCGTAATTTTTGGCACCGAACTTTTTTATTGACGAAAGGCTGTACAAATGGACGTAATTATTGAGAACGAAAAAAATCTAGAATGCAGCGGGGTTTATATCATACGCAACAATGTCAATAATATGGTGTATATTGGTCGCGCGAAGAATGTTTACAAAAGGGCTATTCAACACCGGCGCCAAGATGAGATTTGGTGCTGCTAAAAAGCATGCTTATTTTGCGGAAATTATCCCTCTCACCACAGCTATAGGAATCTGCCCATGCTGAACACTACCGAGATACAAGAACGCTTACGAGGATTACTGAGGGATTTAGGGATGGATCATTGGACATTGAGTGTATTGCGAGATGGGGATGAGAGAGTAGATATGTTGATAATAAAGAGGGGGCGTCAAGATGAGGAAAAGGTACCGGGAAAGGAGGTAGGATAGATATGGGGTTAGGAGATTTGAATAAGGAATATACGAGTGAGGACATGGCGAGGGCGCGGAAGGAGGGCTTTCTGGATGGGCAGTTAGCGAGTTCTGGGGTAGAGAAGTTAGGTGTAGAGTTTATAGAAATATATAAGCGGTTATGGGAGAGGATATATAGTGAGAGCAGAGATAGTTGATGAGTTTTTGCGGGATCCTGTAAACGGGCGGTTGGCATTAAGTGCGAGTTTAGAGAGTTTTGTAAGGTTTTTTCACTGGTACATATACCATGATGATTTTGTGGTATTATGGTTTCATCGTGAGATACTAAAGAGGTTAGAGGACATAGCGTTTGGCCGGGCGAAGAAGAGGAATTTGGTAGTAAACATACCGCCTCGGTTTGGGAAGAGTTCTCTGATGAAATATGCCTGTGCATGGAGTTATATGTTAAACCCGTCGAGCAACTGCATCTATACGTCGTATTCGGATAGTTTGGTAAACAGTTTTTCGAAGGATATTAGGGACATAATAGAGAGTCCGGCGTTTAGGGAGCTGACGGGGATAAGGTTAAGTAAGAGCAGGACTGGTGCTGACTACTGGGCGACGGAGCAGGGTGGAGGTTTCAGGGCTGCGGCGTTAGGGGGGAGCTTAACTGGTTATGGCGCGGGGATAAGCGGTGATGGCTTTGGGGGTTTTTGCCTGATTGACGATCCTTTGAAGGCGAGTAATGTAAAGAGTAGAGCGGAGATACAAAACAGCATAGACTATTATGTAAATACGTTAAAGAGCCGTGCGAATAACCAGAAACGGACGCCTTTTGTTTTGATTATGCAGAGGCTGGATATAGAAGATTTAACTGGTTACATATTGGAGAATGAGGCTGATGATTGGGAGATTGTGAAGCTTCCGGCGTTAAATGAGGAGACGGGGAAGGCTTTATGGGAAGAGAGGTATCCTGCTGAGATGTTGTTAAAATTGAAAGAGCAGGCGCCTTTTGTGTACTATGGGCAGTATCAGCAAGAACCCATTGTGATTGGCGGCTCGGTTTACAAAGCCGAATGGTTTAGGTATTATAATACCAATATATTATATGATTACAGGTTTTCATTTTTTACGGCGGATACGGCACAGAAGAAGGGTGAGGCGAACGATTTTACGGTTTTGCAGTACTGGGCGAAGACGGTTGATAATAAGCTTCATCTGATAGATCAGGTACGGGGTAAATTTGACGCTGAAGAGCTTGAAGAAGAGATTGTGCGTTTTTGGGACAGATGGAAGCTGGGGATAAACGGGTGTACGCCGATAGGGTTTTATATTGAGGATAAGTCTTCGGGGATTGGCGTGTTACAGAGTATCCGGAAAAAATATCCTATCCCGGTGATACCGATTTCGCGCGCCAGATATAAAGATGATAACGGTATGTGGAAGAGTCAGGACAAGTTCACAAGGGCTATGACGGCTATTCCTTATATTGCTAATGGATGGGTGTATTTGCCAAATTCAGAAAAAGATGATATTAGTGCAAGTATATTATCTGAAGCTGTAGCTTTTAAGGCAGACTTGTCACATAAGCATGACGATCAGATTGACCCGATGAATGACGCGATAGACATAGCATTTGGGGCAACTGGTCTGAGTTCGATTTTTATAGTAGGTGATGAATGAGTAAACAGAAAATGGAGAACAGCTTAGCCGGACTGGCTGAGAGCTTAAGCGGGTGGGGGATACAGAATCCGTACACGCCGCAAAACTCGCGTTTGGATACTGTTTGGATAAATACGCGCTGGGCATTGATTTCAAATTTCCGGTCTCTTTTGTCTGAAGCTTATGCGGAGTATGGAATTGTCCAGACCTTAGTCGACCAGCCGGTTTTGGACGCTTTCCGAACCGGGTTTAATATCATTACCGATGACTTGGACGATTCGCAGAAGCGCAGGCTTCAGGTTTACTTGGAAAGAAATCGTATTATTCAGGAGCTGGAGCAGGCCTGCCAGTGGGCGCGGCTATTCGGCGGAGGCGGCCTTGTCATTATGACAGACCAGAAGCCGGACGAACCTTTGGATATTTCGGCCATCAAAAAGGATTCTCCCCTTGAATTTAAGGCGGCCGACCAGTGGGAGCTTTACAAAGACCAGACAAATATCTGGGATCCGTGGAACGACCAAAGAGAAACTAACTATTACAACTACTATGGAATAAGATTAAACCGGACAAGGGTTCTGCCGATTCGCGGCAAGGAACCGCCGTCATTTATCCGTCCTCGCCTGAGGGGCTGGGGTATGAGCGAACTTGAGAGAGTTATCCGCTCCATTAACTCATATCTGAAGAATCAGGATCTCATTTTCGAGCTTTTAGACGAGGCTAAGCTTGATGTTTACCGCCTTAACGGCTTTAATGAGGCCATGCTGACGGCTAAGGGGACGAAGGTGGCTGAGAAGCGTGTCCGCTTGGCAAACAGCATGAAATCGTACCTTAATGCCCTTATTTTAGATAGAAACGATGAATTCCAGCAGAAACAGCTGACGTTTAACGGCTTATCAGAGATTTTAAACCAGATCCGCCAAGGTGTTGCCGCTGATCTTAAAATGCCTATGACAAAACTGTTTGGCGTTTCCTCTGCGGGCTTTAATTCCGGCGAAGACGATATTGAAAATTATAACTCGATGATTGAGTCAGAGATCCGAGCAAGAATTAAATACGGGGTTGTACAGGTTTTGGAAATCTGCTGCCAAAAGCTTTTCGGCTTTGTTCCTGAAGACCTTATGATTGAATTTAAGCCGCTGCGAATTTTAAGCGCTGAACAAGAAGAAAATATGAAAAACAGCCGCTTTAACCGGTTAATTCAGGCAAGAGCAAATAATCTTCTCTCTGATGAACAGTTTATGATCGGGTGCAATAACGGACAGCTTCTTGATGTGACTTATACACAGGATGATATTTTAGCTGTCTCGGCTTCAGGCATTAACAAAATCGGCATGGAAGTTCCGAAAAAGTCGGGATTATTCGGGAAAATGTTCGGAAAAGGGAAGATTGACCCTGAAAAGGGTGCAAAACCGCAACTTGCAAGTGAAGAAGGCCGCGTTAAAGAAGTCGATGTGACCTCAAATAAGTTTACAATCCCAGACAGAGAAAGAAAACCCCTCCCTGACTTGCCGTGGGGATATAAAGGCAAACGTACCAAGAGATATATTGAGGTATAAAAAAACGCGCCTGAGGGAAGGCGCGCTTCTAAGGAGTCTGTACTATGCTAAATACAGGTTACATTTTACATAGGTTTGGAATGTTTGTCAAGCCCGTTTGACATATTTTTTAAAGTTGGTATTATCTTACCATAAAGAGGTAATTTATGATAGTTAACGAAAAACAAATGCCTTATCGTTTTTATGCCCGCCACATTAAGGAAGGCGTGGTTCGTTATGTTGAAAACGGCAGGGACGTTTTATATCTGGTAACAAATGAGGCATTAAAGAAGATGAACCCCAGTTTTGAGGGGAAGCCGATTTATGTTTTCCATGTTGACAAGGTTGATTTAGATAATCTGAGAGAGACAGCCGACGGGTATGTCGTAAAAAGTTTTTATAATGAGTTTGATGGCGCTTGGTGGCTTGAGGGCATTGCGGTGTCTGACAAGGCGTTCGACGCCATTAAAAAAGGTTGGGGCGTGTCTAATGCGTACACTCCGACCGAGCTTGGCAATGGTGGAGTTTATCACAACATTGATTACTCGAAAGAGGTTTTAAATGGGGTTTACGAACACCTAGCCATTGTTAACAATCCTCGGTATGAGGAGGCGTGCATTATGACCCCTGATGAGTATAAAGACTACAATCAGCGGTGTAAGCAACAATTGGAACAACTTAAAAATTCAAAGGAGAATGAAGAAATGGCTCTTACTGATGAAGACATCAAGAAAATGGCCGATGTTCTGCTCCCGCAGCTTCGTAATTCTGTTGAAGAAGTCGTCGAGGACAAACTGAAACAGGCAAAAAAGAACGCTGAGGAAGAAGATCACCGTCGGTTGTTGCGTGAAGCTGACGCTATTGCGATGAAACCGGTAAGCGATTTTGACGGCGGAGAGGAAGAAAAATTTCGTACTCTTACTAAAAAATTGGAAGAACTGGGATATTCTCGCGATCTGCGCGGCAATAAAAAAGAAAATGAGGTCGAAACTCCTACCGGAGATGAAGACGCAACTCATGAACGCAAAGACATTGATTTAGAGAATGCCTGCAAAAATGAGGAAGAAGAAGAAACTAAGGAAGAGAAAAAAGAAAATTCCAAAGGTTATTTCAGCTTTCTTAAAAATGCTAAAGCAAATGCTGAAAATTCTAAGCCGGTAGTTACCACTGCCGCCGGAATTCTGCTCGGCAAACAGCGTTATGGCAAAAAATAGGAGAAAAACAGATGGAAACTATTGCACAGGGTTTGATGAACCAGTTTGCCCCTACTGAAGAAATCAAAGGGCGCAAAGACCTCAAAGCAAACTTAGACGCTTATTCGGGCGTTGTAGACGCTTCGCACACGTCAGAAAATCCCCTTCTGCCGGGTGATCCTGTAACCATTGTCGGCGCTTCGAAAAAGCTGCCCACTTTTAAAAAGGCTGCTGCCGGCGATGTCATTATGGGCTTTGTCGACTGGGAGCCGATTCGTTCGTCTTATGTCGGCGGACAGATCTGCCAAGTAAGCTATGCTAACGATGTAATGTATATGGAAGCCGGCGCGGCTGTAAACGCAGGCGTTGCTCTGAACATTACTGACTTGGATAATGTTTATGTCGGCGCACAGAGCGGTGCCGGTTCGGTAATCGGCTATTCGATGGAAGTAGCGACTGCTGTTAACCGGCTGATCCGTGTCCGCATTACGGCTCCTGTTAAATATGCGGCTAATGCTTAAGGAGAAAATAAATGCAGTATCAGAAAATTGTAAACTCTAAAGGTGAAATGGTTGAAGCTCCCGCGCTGCTGAATGAACGCGAGCTGTCTGTAACCGAACGCCTTTCCAACGCTTTAACCAATGACTTCGGTTATTCCGTTGATATTACCACCCTGACAGCCGTTTTGCGTACTGTCAGCGAACAGAAGTTCTACCAGATTCCTTTTGCCGAATATATGCCGGTTCGTGTTGATACGAATGCTGCATGGGCTGAAGATCTGTTGGCTTTCCGTAGCTTCGTAGTCGGCGGTGACTTTGAAAAAGGTTACGTCAAGAGCGGTGAAGAAGGTCGTCTGGCTTCTACTGACGCGGCGATTGACTCGGTTCGCGTACCAATTCGCACTTGGGCGAAAGAACTGTCTTGGGCTATTCCCCAGATTGGCGAAGCTTCTCGCACCGGTGTATGGGACATCATTTCTGCTAAAGAAAAATCCCGTAAAATGAACTGGGATCTCGGCTTGCAGAAAGTATCCTTCCTCGGTTCTTCTGACGGAACGATGACCGGCGCTCTGAACATGGGCGGTGTTACTATCAACACGACCATTATCACTAAGCCGATCTCCAGCATGACCTACACTGAGCTGAATGCTCTGCCGGGCGCTATGCTGGCTGCTTATCAGACCAACAGTAATTACACTGCATATCCTGACTTCCTGTGGGTACCGCAGTCTGATTATAACTCTTTGGCTACTTACGATACCGAATATCGTAATCTGACTAAATTGCAGGTTCTGGAAAATGCTTTCCGTACCACTACTCGGAATCCCAACTTCCAGATTTTGCCTCTGGCTTATGCTTCGGCTACCATGTCGGATGGTCGTCTCACCAAAGACCGTTATGTTCTGGGTCGTTATGACGAAGATTCTTTCCGCTTCGAAATTCCCGTTGACTACACGGTTACTGTTGCGAACACGATTGAAGGCTGGACTTTCCGCAACGTTGGTTTCGGTCAGCACTCCAGTGTTCTGTGTCTGCGTCCTCAGGAATTCCTGTATATGGATCTCACGTCTTAAGGGGAACAGGCATGAAAATTCGCAACGAAGGAACCAATCCGATAATCTTCAATGGCGGTGTCGCTCCTTGCAAACGTACCATTGAGGTTGACGATAAAATTGGTGAAGCTCTTGTTAAAGCATATAGTTTCATCATAAACATTTCGGCAGAAGCCAAAACAGGGGCAGAAGCTCCGTCTTCTAAAGGTTCAGATGATGAATTATCGAAACTTTATGAAGAAGCTAAATCTTTGAACATTAAGTCTTATTGGCTTATTAAAGACGCTGCTAAGCTTAAAGAAAAGATTGACGCTGCTAAAGTCTCTGCCGATAAGGATCCTTCGGCAGAAGCCAAAAACTAGAAGAAAAGGGGAAGTTATGAGTGTAATTGATGAATTAACAGTCGAAGACTTTAAGGCATTGTTTGCCCGTAACTTCCCTTATCTTCCTGTTTTAATTGATGGCAAGGCATATTTCATCGGAGACGAGGTATATGTCGAACCAAACTTTTACAGTTCTTTGATTGATAACAATACGCAACCGGTTACAGATGATTCTGCATGGCAAGTTGTTAATGATTCTGTTAATAACTATGTGTCAGACTCAGACATCCAGCGTGCATGGGCAGAGGCCTTGTCTAATTTTAACTTGTCATTAGGCGGCACAGATGAAGAAACCAAGCTGGCTTTTTTATATTTAGTCGCTTTTTATCTTGCTTATGACCTTCAGCTGGCTTCAGGAGGAGCTTATGGGAATATTACTTTCCCGGCGACTTCAGTAACGGTTGGCAGCGTATCAGAATCTTATTATGTCCCGAAAGCATATTTAGAAAGTCCTATTCTGTCATTCTATGCGCGGAACGGTTTTGGGCTTAAATATCTCAATCTTATTTACCCCAAACTTATCGGCAATGTCGGAGTGGTCGCAGGATGGAGCTTACCGTAAAAATAGACTTTGATATTTCGCCGGTGATAAAGCTTGAAGAAGATGTGCAACTGCTTAATAAAAAAGTCCATGTAGGAATTTTAAACGACTCGCCGAACAAAGATACGACTAATGCAGTCATTGCAGCGGCGAATGAAAGAGAATATGGTTGGGTAACCGGCATAGGAACATTTGTTCCGCCCAGATCTACAATACGGCTGCCTATAACCATGAAAGAGAATGAAATAAGAGACGCCAGTGTTTCTAAGCTGACAACACTAGATGAAGCACACATTAATGAAGCTTTAGATACTATGGGCGCAACCGCATTAAAAGCAATACAAGAAGCCTTTTCGACAGGCGGATATGGGCAATGGGAAAGAAACGCGCCGTCCACAATCGAAAAGAAAGGCCGTGACGAACCGATGGTAGATGAAGGTATTTTGAGAGAAGCATATTCTTATGAGGTACAAAAATGAATAAATTAAACGGGACAATACAAAAGCTTAACAGCCAGCTCCCTTACCCTCAGCTAGGATTGAATATGTGGTCGCAAAGTGCCAAAGCATTTTTAATCACTCAGGAAGTGGATACATTCGGAAACGTAGAAGATATATCAACCCCCTTTGATATGGCAAGCGTTATCCAGCCTCTGCGCCCTGAAGAAGTAAAATTAAAGCCTGAAGGCCAATGGGCTTGGCCTTGGTATTGGTTCCACACCAAGCCAAATGTTAAGCTGTTGCAAAATGACCGAATTATTTATAAAAATGAAAAATATAAGATTATGACTGTAAAAGATTATTCTGATTACGGGCATATTGAATATCATTGTATAAAGGATTGGCAAAATGCAGGTTGAGGAATATATTGTTGATATTATTCGGACAGAGATGGGACTCAGCCAGCAAAACATCTGGATACAGTCTCAAAACCGTAAGATTCCGCCCGAAAGCCAAGAGCTTTATTGTGTTGTCGGCGTAACTAATTTTCGCCCGATTTCCTCTAAAAGCAAATTTTTAAGCACTGATAACAATGAACAGCAAATAGTTTATGGCCGGGCTGATGTTCAAGTAGATTTGATGAGCCGATCTAATGAGGCGCGTAATCGGCGCTCAGAAGTCCTTATGGCGCTTAATTCTTTTTATTCAAAGGAACAGCAGGACAGCAAATGTTTCCGCATATTTGAGCTTCCTACGGCCTTTATAAACACATCTGGCTTGCAGGGTGGTTCAGACATCAATCGGTTTACACTGATAATTCCGACAATGATTTCTGAAGTTAAGATTAAATCTGCTGCTTATTATGACAAGTTCCGGGCAACTTTGCAGACTGAAAGAGGAGCTTTTGCCAAGGCAAATATCGAGCCCTATACTTTCAGCATTAATCCGGTACCGGACGACGCGTCTGTCCTCATTAATAATCAGGCTATTAGGTCAATTCAGCTTCCGGCTATGAGTAATATTGATTGGCTGGTTTCTAAGACCGGTTATATTTCGCAACAGGGAAATTTTACTCTCACGCAAGATACGGCAATTGATGTTATCTTACAGGAATATGTGGCTCAATATACTTTGACGGTAAATCCTGTTCCGGCTACGGCCAAGGTTCTGTTAAACGGTATAGAAAGAAAGAGCATTACTGTTTTTGAAGGCTCTACCGTATCTTATCAGGTATCTGCTCCCGGATACATTACTCAAAGCGGAAGTGTTATCGTAAATGAAGACCAAGAACTCAATATCGAATTGATTAAAACTTGGACATTTACGATTAATGCTACGCCTTCTGACGCAGTTGTAATGATAAATGACGAACCTGTTTCTTCTGTAACTGTACCGGAAGGTACCTTAGTCAAATGGTCTGTTTCTAAAGAAGGATACAGAACACAGGAAGGGCAACAGAACGTCTTTGAAAATGTTGTTCTTGATATTGAGCTTGTACTGGTTCCGAAACAATATACTTTAACGATTGTTCCGACTCCCAGCAATGCCAAAGTCGTTATGAACGGTCAGGAAACAACATCTATTACAGTTGATGAAGGCACTTCGGTAACTTACGAAGTTTCATTAGAAGGATATGAAACTGTTACAGATACAGTCGTTGTCAATGAACCTACCGAAATAAGCGTTGTTTTGGAGCTTGTTTCCTATACATTCACTATCAATCCAAACCCGGAAGATTCTGTCGTTACTATGAACGAGCAGCTGACAAATTCTGTTATAGGCAAAGCCGGAACTGTCGTTCAATGGTCGGTATCTAAGCCCGGATATGTAGAGCAAGAAGGTACAGAGACAATAACGTCTGATAAGACGCTCGATATTGTTTTGGCGGAAATCACCAAATATACCTTTACTATTAACCCCACTCCGGCAGACGCCATTGTTACTATTAATGGAGAGGTACAAAACAGTATCACTGCTGAAGAAAATACCCTTATCACTTGGTCTGTAGAGGCCGAAGGATACATTTCTCAGTCTGGAGAATATACTCTGACGGAAAATTATACATTAGATGTCGTTTTAGAAGAAAACGTTCCTGTTTGGGAAGATTACACTATCCCGGCCGCTACTGGCGCAACATGGGGGGGCGGTTTTTCCTGCGGGAGCAATCACGCAGTCACATCAAGCAATCCAATATATTATGCTTTTGATAATAAATCCGCAACATTTTGCCGTTGGAGCAACATATCGGTAGGGGATACAATAGACATCTGGATTAAGTTTCCATTCCCATTAAAAATTCATACTTTAGGGCAAAACTGGAAATATACAGGGAGTGATTCTGGTAAATGGTTTACTATAGATGAGACCGGAAGCGAGACCCTTCTGACAAGTAAGGATTATTTTGTTGTTCCTAGAGAAGACGCGGTAGAGTGTTGGGGCGTTAGATTCCAATTTGTCGCAACTTCAATAACTTTGGGTATCATACAAATTGTTATTAGTTCACTAAAAGAAGCATAATTTGAAAACTATTGATAAATAAATTATTATGTCACTGTAAGTAACTTTAGGAGTAACAAAATGAGCGAACTTTCTATTTCAAATGTAATTCGCGTTACGGTGCAAGGTGTTCAAAGAGCGGTAGGCGTTAAGAATGTCAACGAAGTCGCTCTTTTTACGACTGAAGAATCAAACAGTATTGAACCTTATATGATTACACAGGATCCGTCCACAATTGAAAAAGCCTATGGCACGGACTCTTTAACATATCGAATGGTTAACAATATTTTTGCCCAGACCGCGAACCCCAATACTGGGAAAGGTTATGTTGCTGTCATTCCGATGAAGGCAGCAGTAAGTGCTACGCCTGCGGCGTTTACTACGGCTGAAATTGCCAGTATAGATAACTTTACGGCCGTAAAAGACGGTGCTGTTAAGATTACCGTAAACGGCACGGCGTATTCTCTTTCCGGGCTTGATTTCAGCAATGTTGGCACGTTGGCAGACGTTGCAACTGTGTTAGGTGCGGCTATGTCGGCAGTCTTCGTTTCTGTAGACGGCACTAAATTAGTGTTTACCTCCAAGAAGCTCGGCACGGCTTCGTCGGTTGTTCTTTCCTCTGGGGAAGGCGGAACAGATATTTCCGGCGCAGATTATCTGAATGTAGCCGTCGGCGAAACGACAGCAGGCGTAAATTCTTCTGGTGAAACTTTACAGGCTGCTATCGCCCGTACCCTGCCGATGGTAAGATATACCGGCGTAGCAACTACTCAATATCTTGAAGATGAAGCAGTCGCTGCCGCGAGTGACTATGTCAACGGACAGGATCTCATCTGGACAAATGTCTGGTATTCTACTGAAGATATTACGGGTGCTTGCGCTCAGGTTCAGCAAAAAACGCAGGAACAGACCCGTTGCATGGTTTATACTATGGGATATGAAGCTGCTAAATTAGCGATGGCTGCTTATCTGGGAAGAGCTTTTTCTGTTAACTTTGATGGCTCGTCTACCTCTCAGACCATGAATCTTAAAACTTTGACTAATGTTCTGCCCGATTCGGGCATTAGCCAAACTGATTATGTAAATGCTGAAACGGCTGGTGTAGACTTATATGTTTCGTATGAAGGAACGCCTGCTGTAGTATCTAACGGTGCTAACGCATATTTTGACAGCGTTTATGAAAACATGGCTCTTAAATTCTATGCCCAAAACTATCTGTTTAATGCTTTGCGCAGCACCAATACCAAAATTCCGCAGACGGAAGCCGGAATGGCGACTTTGCGTAATGCTCTCGGACAGACGTTCATTAAGTTTGTAAGAAACGGCGTCATTGCTCCGGGGACATGGAACTCTAGCCAGACTTTCGGCGATCCTGAAACCTTTAGGCAAAACATTTCAAATCAAGGCTGGTATGTTTATAGCGAACCTATCGCTCAGCAGTCGCAGGCCGAACGTGAACAGCGTATTGCTCCGTTGGTTCAGGGCGCTTGTAAAAAGTCAGGCGCTATTCATGAAGCCGATGTTTTGATTTTAGTAGAGGAGTAAACAATTATGTCAGAAACTTATAGACTTACTGGCGACGATACGTTCATCATCTGGGATAGAACTATCACAGACCTAGCGGATGGCGATGTCGTCACTATTGTAGCCGATAATAACATCGCAGCTTCAGTAGTCGGAAAAGGCGGAAATATTATCATTGCCAAAGACGAGCAGGGTAAAAAATGCACAATTACCTTGCGTGTCTTAAAAGGCTCTCCTGACGACGCTTTTATTCAGCAGTATTACAGCACTTATGAGCTGGATTCTGCATTGTTTATCGTCGGAAACGGAAGCTTTGCCAAACGTCTTGGCGATGGTGAAGGAAATGTTGTTTATGATACGCGGTATCTTAAAGCAATCCACTTTACAAAACCGCCTTATGACGCTACATTTAATGTAAACGGAGGAACCGATCAGGCTGTTACCGTTTATACAATGCAAGCAATGATTCAGAGGACGTTAGGTTAATGGAATTTATAACACAGGAAAATAAGGCAACTGTGGTGATTGCTCCGGCACCCCTTCAGGACGCCTTTAAACTCAAGTCGTTAATCCAGAAAGCATTATTAGCTCAAGGGGTGTCGATTGAGGACATCTTGGAAGAAAATTTTATGAATGCCCTTTTGGCTGTAGACTCTTCTCAAGAAGTTTTTGATTGCCTGTTTGAATGTTTGAAGAAGTCGACATACAACGGCATAAAAATTACAAAAGAAGTTTTTGAAAACGAAGCGGCGCGATATGATCTTTACGAGGTGTTTTTCCAGTGTGTAAAGGTTAATCTATACCCTTTTTTCAAAAATCTCCTTTCTCGGTTTCAAATAAAAGATATTGTGCCGCAGATAGGAGAAAACCAACCGTCAAAATAGATGATGAACTTTCTTTCATCTGTGTGCGATTGGCAAAGTTAGGTTATTATGGAGGCGACCCGGATAATGTTAGGGTTGCCCCCGTAACTACCGTTTTAGATGTCTTGAACTATGAAGCGTTTGAAAGCGACTATCAGGAAACGGATCGAGAATTAAATGCAGACAATCAGTAAACTTTTTGCAGAACTTGGGTTCACAGTAAATACGAAAGGCCTTAAAGATTTTCAGGCTCTTCTGAAAGCTGAAGCGCAAGCCGTTAAAACTCAGATCCAACAGCAAAGACTTAAAACTCAAACAATAAATTCAGAGATTGCTGCCCATCGTCTCCTTGTTGCCCAACGAAAAGAAGACGAAAGGCAAGAAGCCCGATCATTGCGCGATCGCAGCCGCAAGTATCGAGATTTTGCAGCAAACGTTGCTAAGACAGCGGCCGCGGTTTATGCTGCTACTAAGTTTATAGGGTCGTCAATATCAAATGCTTTCGTATATCGTGACTTTGCTCGGACAACAGGTCTTCCTGTCGAGCAGCTGCAACAGTATCAAGCGGCAGGAAATATCGTTGGTTCTAGGCTGACTTCCGCTCAAATAGCACAAGATATTGCCAAACTACAGCAAAGTCTTGTCAATGTTGAATTTGGACAGGGCAATCTGTTCCCTTATAAAATGTTGGGCATTTCGGCAGCTACAAAAAATCCGTTTCAGGTTATTGAGGCGCTGCGAAGATCTATACAGGGTCTTGATGACGCCAGAGCAACAAACTTCATTGAGCGAATTGGCTTAAGCAAAGATTGGCTTTATATCCTTAGGCAGTCACGAGAAGAGTTTGAAAAGCTTAGAGCTGTTATGCTTAACACCAACCAAATTGGAAAAATAACTCGTATGGGGCTATCTTTCCGCCAGTTGGGCTTCTCTTTAGGCAACTTAAAAGATCAGTTTACCGCTTTCATTAGTGCGCCTTTAAGCACCTTTATTACCAATTTTAGGACATTAGCAGATACAATGGCTGAATGGCTTAAAACAATTACCGATTCCCCGGAAGCTTTGCGGAATTTGGCTGCCGTTTTAGCGCTTATTTCTCTTAAAATGGCGCCCTTGACAACACTGTTTGCCGGTCTTTATTTGCTCCTTGAAGATATGTATGTAGCCTCTAAAGGCGGCAAGTCTTTGTTTGCATGGGATCCTAAAACCTTTGATAAAGTTATCGACTCCCTGTCTACTTTGGCCGGTTGGTTCACAAAGATTTTGGATACGATTACAAGTATAATATCCGGCATTATAAAAATAGCTCAGTTTGTCGATAAAGTAACCGGAGAAGCAACGAGCGAGCAAGAAAGAAAATATGGCAAGGATTGGGCTAAAAAAGCAACAACGCCTAAAGAAGCTTGGTCTTATATTATGGGTTCTGCACCGACGTTGGCAGAACAGAGCATGGCTCGTACCATCACGCAGAACGCGCTTTCTTCCGCAGGAATGCTTAATTATACACCAATACCGTCCGGCATAGTTAATAATTTTAGCTTTAATGGGCTTTCTCCTGAACAAGCAGGACAGTACGTTTCGACAATCAACTCTTCTCAAGTTCAGCGTTTGGATATGCAATCTGATCTTAATACGACATATCCGGCTATGTCTTTTATTGGAGGATAGCATATGGCAGACGAATTAAAGTTAAAAGATTTAGCCAGAGGCAATACTTTTGAAAATGTTATCGGCCATGTTAAAAACACCATAAAATCATATATACAGCCGAAAGGCAGTTCAGAGTATGTATATATGGATATTATAGGGGAAGAAAAGCTTACCTTTGATAGTGAAGTTACCGATCACTATGTTGAATCTAATGTCTCTTATCAAGACCAGATTTCATTAAAGCCGATGATATATACTGTTTCGGGAGAAGTCGGAGAACTGGCTTATTATAATCAGGACATACCGAATACAGAAATAGGATATGTTGCTCAAAAGCTATCTAATTTAGCCTCTTTTCTGCCCTCTACGACCAGAGCTTTTAATCAGGCTAAAGATAAGGTTATTAAAACGCTTAATGTTGTCGATTCCATAGATAACATTTATACGCGTTTATCCTATCTCAGCCCATCTGCCAACAAACAGCAGATAGCCTATTTATATTTGCTTACCTTATGGAAAGACAGAACGCCTGTTGATGTTACCTGCCCTTGGACAACGTTACAAAGCTATGTAATTACAAATGTTACTTTTACACAGCCAAAGACGACTAAAGACAAGTCCTTAATCTCGGTAAGCTTTAAGGAGTTTAGAGAAACAGATTTAAGCTATACTACCTTTAACGCTAAAAACTATCAGGGACGTGCCGGGTATCAAAAAGCCCCTAATATTGAACAGGGACAGACTACTGGCTTGGTTTCGACCCTTAGCTATTTAAAGAGGTAAATATGAGAACTTTATCTATCCTAGACAATAATCCTCGGCAGAGCTTATATTTTGTGACGCCGGAGAAAGACCGTCTCAAGTTTACATTTTATTATCTCCCTACTCAGCAAGGGTGGTTCTTTGATGTGGAATCGGACAACTTTAATCTATATAGTACGAGATTATGCTGCCATCCGAATATAATGACTAAATATCATAATATTATTTCGTGGGGGCTTAATATAATTACGGCAGACGGTTTCGATCCTTACCAGGTAACAGACTTTGCTACAGGATATTGTCAAGTATCGGTTTTAGATAAAGATGAGGTTGCAGAGGTTGAAAAGTATTTAAATGGCGAAACTCAATAGGATATATAGACTGACAATTCAAACTCAGGATACATTCGGTAATCCTACGGAAAGGGAGCTTATCGTAACCAATCCTATTACAATTGAGTTTAAAGTAGACAGGTCTATTTATGCCGGCTTAAATTCTTTAGACCTGAATATTTATAATCTGTCACCTAATCACAGAAACCTGCTTTTCCAAGACGTTTATGGAATTAATTATAAAAACGTTATTTTGGAAGCCGGTTACAGCGGTCAGGGAATGACTGTTATTTTTAACGGGAATGTTTGGAGCGCTTACTCTTATCGGCGCGGTGTAAATGTTGTCACTCATATTCATGCGATTGATGGTTTAAGCGCTCAGTCCTCCCGTGTGAAAACAACACTCAAGTCAGGGACTCCTTTCGGTGATATTATAACTAATCTGATGGGTTCTCTGAAGGATTTAAAAAGCGGAACTTTAGCGTTAGAAAATAAAACGTTTAATCGTCCGGTAGTCTTAAACGGCAATGCGTTTCGGTTGCTGAGAACCTATACAAATGACAATGTATTTATTGATACAAAAACCATAAACATTATGCGTACCGATGATGTTATTGAGGGGTATGTACCGCTGTTGACCGATTCTTCAGGACTTTTAGGAACGCCGGAAAGAAAAGACGCAACATTAACAGCGTCTGTCATCTTTGAGCCGCGTTTATTAATCGGTCAAGTTATAGAGTTAAAATCATCGATCGCGCCACAATTTGACGGTCAATATAAAATTTATGGGATTCAACACGCAGGAATAATCAGTGATTCGATTGCTGGTAATTGTACAACGACAATCCAAGTTCAAGTCGGGTCACAAGTTTTTGGGAGGTTCAATGTCCTTAAAGCCGAACAGCGACAAATCGTTAGTTAATGTTTTAGATACAGGTTTTGATAATTTTTCTGCAGTATCTAATTGGATAAAAATCGGTCAAATCCAGTCTTTTGATCCGGCAACGCAAACAGCTGCTGTGGAAATATTACATAAGGGAGTATATGAATATAATCTAACAGAACGAGAATTAGAAGATTATCCGGTTCTTGAAATGGTTCCGGTTGTTGTTCTTGGCGGTGGTTCTTCATATGTAAGTTTTCCAATCCAAAAGGGAGACTATTGCCTTATCTTGTTCAATGACTTTGAGCTTGATGGGTGGTGGGCAACCGGAGAAAAGCGTCCTTCAGAATATCCTACCCGCAGGCATGATTTATCTGACGCTATTGCTATTGTAGGGCTTCATTGTATGACATCTTTTATACAAGGATATTCTCAGTACCTGCATTTGCATTATTCTCCATCCTCGGATATTATAATAGGTAACCAAATAGATATAAATAATTCCTCTATCAATCTTAATGGCGACACTACCATAAACGGAGAGACAGAGGTTAACGGAACAACAAAAATTAATGATACATTAACTGTAACAGGGGATATTACCGGGCAGCAAATGATAACAGGAACATTACATTCTACACATGGAGCTTCTGGCGTGTTTACTAATGCTGCCGGGCAAAAACTTACAATCGTAGACGGAATAGTGGTGCAGATAGGATAATGAGAATAAGAACCTTAGATAAAAATTGGGATTGGAATTTCGGCAAAGGAAAAAATGATTTTGCTTCAGACGAACTTGCTATCGCTTATTCTCTAAAGACAAAAATTCTTTGCTGGCTTCGCGATTGTTTTTTCGCCATGGAAGACGGCATAGACTGGAAAAATATTTTAGGTTCAAAAACGTCTAAAGAAGACGCGGACGCTGCCGTTAAAAAGGTTATTTCTACAGAAGAAGGGGTGTCCAGAATATCTTATTTTGAAAGTTCTTTAGTCGGGCGCACCTATACTTGTACAGCAAGGGTCGAAACAATTTATGGAAAAACAATTGAGGTGAGGATATGACAGACAAAATAGACGCAGACGGTTTGCAGGTATCTACATCTTCAGAGCTGGCAGAATCTCTTACCGCTTCGTGGAAAGAAGTTTATGGAGACGACGCTAGTGTCGAACAAAATACGCCTGACGGCCAGTTGATAAATATTATCGCACAGGGACAGGCGGATATACGTGAACTGTTGGTGCAGCTTTACAATTCTTTTGACCCAGATCAGGCTTCAGGACGTCTGCTCGATGAACGTTGCGCGATTAATAACGTTTTCCGCAAGCCTGGTTCTTTTACAACAGTAGATATAACGGTTGTGACAGACAGAACTGTATCTTTGCAGGGCGTGGACGCTGATTTTAATGATGTAAACGCTACCGGATATACTGTTCAGGATAATGCTGGTAATCAGTTCATACTCGTTAATTCAGTTACGCTGAATGCCGGAACTCATTCTTTATTGTTCCGCGCACAGCAATTAGGCCGTGTTGAAACGACTATCGGCACTATTACAACCCCTGTAACTGTCGTTTTGGGCGTCGTATCGGTGAATAACCCTACAGCTCCGGTAGCAATCGGTGAGAATGAAGAAACCGATACAGAGCTTAAAATTCGTCGTCGTCAGTCTGTATCTATCAGTTCTTCTGGCTATCTTAATGGATTGCTGGCGTATGTGTTGCAATTGACCGGCGTTACTGACGCAGCTTTATATGAAAACTATACATCTCAGACTGATGAATTGGGTATTCCGCCACATTGTATCTGGCTTATTGTAGAGGGAGGTTCTTCTTCAGACATCGCCAATGCCTTATATACGAAAAAATCGTACGGTTGCGATATGAGGGGAGATATTACCTACGAAATAACTACGCCGACAGGGCAACAGTTTATTGCAAAGTGGGACGAATCAAGTACGCAGGCTCTTTATTTAAAGTTCAGTATATACCCCTTAAAGTCGGGAATCACTTTTGACGAAGACGCTATTAAAAGCTACATCTATAACAATACATCTTTTATGATTGGAAAACATGCTGATACGTCGTCCTTGACTTGTATAGCGCAAGAAGCAATTGATAGCACCGGCGGTGAGGGTCTGGCGTTAGAGGTGCTTATTTCTACAGATAATTCAACATGGGTTGAATATGTTAAACCCGCTGCTTCGGCAAAGCTTGCTTTGGCAGACATTCAGATAACAGTACAGAGCAGATCATGAGCGATTATTCAAAATATCTAGCTTCCCTTCTCATTATTCAATATAATGGGAAGCCGAAAGCTACCGCAACTGTAGAAGCCGTAACAGAGGATTTTCCAGACGAGCTTATTTTTGCGGTGCGCGATTCTTTTTCCTTAGAAACAGCAACCGGAAAACAGTTGGATATTTTGGCAAAGTATTTAGGAACAGACCGCTATTTTATTAACACCAGCGGTCAACTTGTTCCGTTAGATGATGAAGAATTTAGAATTTTATTGAAATTAAAAGCTATTGCCAACAACTCTAATTCTTCTCATTATGACATTGACAACGCACTCTATCAGTTTTTTGGTACAGACGTAAGGGCTGAATCTCAGGGGGCTATGGAGATGACTTTCTTTATCCCCTCAATCGCGTCTCGTGTTATCATCGCGGCTATTCAAAAAGACGTGTTGCCTCGTCCGATGGGCGTGGGGATAAGATATGTTATCGTACAAAATTCTCCGATGTTCGGTTTTGTAACTTATCAAAATCAATTCGCTGTTTACAAAACAGGTTTTAGAACATATGATGATGAAGACAAAGTCGGAGAGATTTTAAATTATTTCAAGGTTATTGATGTAATAGGAGAATAAATATGGCTAAGTTGGTAAGAAAAAATCAGAAGCTTTTTGCCGGATCTGCAAACAACAACGGTGTCTTTGGCTCTTTGCAGGCGGGAACAAAGATATACAGTAATGATGTAGAAACAATCCAATCATTGCCGGCTTACGATCAGGGCTGGAATGCAGCTACTGTGTCTTCTGAAAAGTTGCCTCCTCTTGAGGAGTTGCAGAGCATTCAATACGCTCAGTCATATCAACTTATGTACCAGTTTCAAGAGGGAATCCCTGAGTGGAACGCTCAGACAGCCTATTATATCGGCGGCTTAGTTAAGGTCATAACCACTGGCGGAAATTTTATTCTCTATAGTTCTTTAACTGATAATAATGTTGGTAATGCTCCAGCTTCATCTCCTACGCAATGGAAGATAATTTTGGACTCTTCTTTGGCAAATTATATCGGATATGACAGATTGACTGTAGGATATATTTTATCAGCTCCCAACGGCATTCCTTCAGTCTCCTTTTCTGGCTCTGCTGCCACAGTAACAATAAAAGGAGGCACACAAAGTATCGTCCCTAGTGGCATGACTGCCGCCAATATCCATAATAATACCTCTTTCGTATTAGAAAATGATAGTTCTGGGAGCTTTAATTTGTCTACAGACCAAGCATGGATGAAAACTTTAATTGGCTATATTTTTTATAACTCGACTACATCAACTTTTCTTAATTATACTTGGTCGGATTTTTATTATGGGGTACAACAGCCTACAGTCCCATCATCAGCGTCTAATTACGGATTGTGGTTTGATACGGCTAATAACGTATATAAAGCAACAGAAAACAAAGGTTCTTCATGGGTAGAAGTTCCCGGAGTCTTCTTCGTTGCTCGCACGATTCCGACAGGTTCAGCTTTTTATTTAGAACAAAAAACGCCGCTTACACTAGCAACTGAGTTCGATATTGAGCGCATAACTGATATTATGAATAAGAAGATTAGTGATATAAAGCCCTCTATCACAACAGGAAATTTCTTTATGCCCAACTGGTCTGCTCCTCTTAACAGAGCTGCTGGTGGTCCATACACAGCGAGAAGAAACTGCGTCGTAGAGGTTTATTTTGACGAGGTATCAACAAGAGAGTATGGAGACTTTTTTATTAATGAGGTCTTACATCAACATTACGCTAACGGATTTTCAGGTAACTATGCGTATTTCTGGTGGTATGTCCCAGCAGGCTCCAAATACAGAACTGCTGGGAACGCAACTGTATTTAGAGAATATCCCTTAATCGGCGTTTAATACATAGGAATAAACTTATTTAAAACTGTATCTGTGCCGATAGCGTAGATGTCTCCCGGAGCAAGAATAAACTGACCTGTAATAGCTGTTCCTGATACGCCGCTGTTTTGTCCGCAAGATATAGGAACGCCGTTTACTAACGCTCGAATGCCTTCGTTGTTATGTTGAGCTTTGAACACCACCCAGCCCCATTCTGAGGCGGTATACTTGTTTCCAATATTAAATGCTCGAGACGCATTCATGCGTAAAGAGGTGCCATAATTATTCTTCAAGTCTGATATTTTTTTATTCATAATATCAGTTATGCGACAAAATTTCAGCTCTCTTTTGACAATGTGAAAAATGTTTGTTAAAGTTATAGCGAAAGGAGCGAAAATGTCAACATTTAATGTAATACAGCTTAAAGACGGAGAAGTCATCGGCTTCGGAAAGTGGGAAGATACTCCTGAAAACAGACGGTATCTAGATGAAGGGTATGGCTATGAAGAAACAGAAGACGAATATGTCGTTGGCTGTGATGGAAAGTTTTATATTAAAGGAACAGAGCCGACTCCCCCTCCTCCTACGCATGAAGAAGTAGAATTAAAGAGAAGATCTTTGTATAAACAATATACAGATGACCTTGTGGCAGAAAGAAACCGCAAACAGCTTCTTGGCACCTGGACAGAGGAAGATGAAGCGGCCATGCTTAAAACGGTTCAAGAGTTAAGCGACAAAATTGTGGAAGAAAATCCCTATTATGATTAAAGGAGCATATAGATGAGTTTAGAAGAAGCAAAACAATCTAAAATTAATGAATTAAGATCTAATTTGGTTGATTTTAACTCCATTAAAATAGGAGAGAACCAGTACACTAACCATCTTTGGATTCAGTATTATATCCCCGCTCTAGAGCTTCAAGACTCTGCTCCCTACTGTGTCCCCCACATGGAATCTTACAATATGGTGGGATGTCTTTCTTTTAATAATAAAGAAGACGCCATTTCGTTGGTTAAGAGGGCTTGTCGTTGTATCTACCTTGCTAATGCTTGGGAAGGACAGAAATATGACGCGATTCAGGCCTCTATTATGAAGCCAGAATTAACGACCAGACTTTAGAACCGCTGCAAACTCAGGCTGTCAGCGTTTCTGAAAATACAATGAGCTTTAGCATTGAGTTTTACTGGCAAGTAAGCATGAATCAAGAGTTCTCTATCTGGGGCAATTGTGTAAACGGTGAAATACCTTTGAACTATAAAGGTGTTTGCATGATGATTGAGTATCTGTAATGGCAGATGTCAAGAAGGACATAATCAAAAAGCTAACCAAGCAGCAAATTTTTATTCTCTGTTTGGTTGGCTTTTTATGGGCAGGAGGCATAATTGTGCTGCTTGCATTGCTGGCTCCTGAAAGTTTGCCAACGTTTATTAGCGGGATATTATAATGAACCACACAGAGAAAATAGAAAAAAATGCAAAAACTCTCCGCGTGATCCTTTGGATACTGGGAATCGTTTGTACAGCAATCTACAGCTTTTGTATCTTTGTTTATCAGACGAGACAATGTGCAACAGACATGATAGCGCTTCAGGCTAAGGTTTCGGCTATGGAAACTGCCAGTAATGCCAAGCATAAGGAAATAGACGCGAGGATCACACAGAATGAAAAAAACTTTCAGCTAACATCAACTAAACTTGATGTTAGCTTAATTGAAATCCGTTCCGATCTTCAGTTTATTAAGGAACACTTAATCAGAAAAGGTTTGGATAAATGACTGAACACGACATGGAAATTCTTGCCAAAACCATTTTTGGCGAAGCACGGGGAGAACCGGAAGAAGGACAGATTGCCGTTGCCTGCTGTATCTTAAACCGTTTCAAATCAGGTCGTTGGTATGCCGGAAAAACGATTGCCGAGACCTGTCAGAAGCCTTGGCAGTTTTCCTGCTGGAATGAGAATGATCCGAATCGGGACAAGCTTAACGCTTTGACCGAAAAAGAATATAAGAAGTATTTTCCGGTTATTGCTAAAGCCAAAGAATCGGACATTACAAATGGCGCAACACATTATTATGCCCCCGCAGTCGTCAGCTGTCCCAAGTGGGCAGAGGGAAAAGAACCCTGCGCTAAAATCGGGGGACATCTGTTTTTTACAGGTATCGCATAATGAAACGAGAGATATGGATTGTCCAACTTGGAAATCAAGTAGGGTACTATAAACCGGGAACCTGTCCGTCTTATGGTACGGCTCCCGCAAAAAAATTCAAAGACTTGGTTGAAAGTTTGCGAGAAGATTATCCCGGATTTCGGCTACGCTGTGTAAAGGATAAAAAGATAGAGGGATTTTTGCTTAACTATAGTTTAGTCCAGCTTAAACAAGGAGGCAGAGAATGAATTTATTATATCCTATCGTGTGTTCGGTTTTGTCTGCATTATTATGGCGGATTCGTGGCGGCTTAAGAATCGCCGGAAAAAAGCTTCCTCTTAATAAAATATGGTATGCCATAGCTTTTGCTTGCTATGGCTGTTTGTATTTCAGTTGGGGATTAGAGAACTGGCTTGTTGGCTTCATAGCCTGTTATGTAAGTTATCAACTTTATGGGTGGGGAACTTATATCAGTAGCCTGTTGACAGGGTGCGAACTTAATCCAGAGAAAGACCGAGAGTGTGAGTTGATAGATGACTTGCTTTATCCATTGTATGCGACGATTAAAGGGCAGAAGTATTATCTTTACCAGTTCTCGCGCTGGTTTGGCTTTCTGGGGACAACTTTAACAGGCTTGATTGTCACTTTCCTTTGGGGACTGTTTCTTGGAAACATTATTATTATGTTGTCTGGTCTAGGCATGGGAATTTGCTATTGGCTAGGAGGTCAGTTAGAAAAGATTTTCCCTCTGGGTAAAGCAGGTTGGAATTGGGGTGAAATCATTTGCGGATTTTGGTTTGGTTTAATCCTTGGATTGCAGTTATGAAACACATGATTATATTATCCATAAGCTTGGCGCTAATAGCTGTTTTTTTAGGCAAGTGGGCGCTAAATGAACGAGATGTAAGGATAGTAGCAGAAAAGGAATTAATGCTTTGTGAGGAGGAAAAAATAGCCTACAATGAAAAAGATTTACAAGCCAGTAAAACAATTGCAGAATTACGCAAACTTGCATTGCAAGATAAAAAAAGTGATTGTGATTGTTATAATATCCCTGTTCCTAGCACTATTATTGAGTTCGTGCGCCAACAACGAAAAAACACAAATAAAAAGTAACTGCTTGGAAAGCTCAGTTACTTGGGGGCATATTCTTGAATGTGCCGTTGAATTAGACGCTAAGCAGTAAGTCCTATTCCCAGCGTTTTCCCTTGAACATCGCGATAGTATCCGACGACAGCTTCATCAGTAGAAAGATAAACGTCAAGACCGTATTTCATAAACGGAAGGATATTTTCGAACATAAAATCTATGCAGCGCAGTTCATCAGAACTTTCATATACCTGCGTCCATGTCGCAGGAACTCCTGAAAAGCAATAATCACCTACATATAACTTCATTATTCTTCCTTAAATGGTTCTGCCGGCAAGAATCGAACTTGCAGTCTCTCCGTTATGAGCGGATAGCTTTAACCGTTAAGCTACGGCAGATTAGAGTTCTAATTCTAAAATCGCAATAACAGCATTTTCGTCATCAATAAAAAAAGCTCTTGCTCTTTTGTCATCGAATCTTTTGTCTTTCTTGTTTTTAATCAAGTGGGCGCGGACAAGACGATTAGTAATTTTTCTGATTGAAGAAGGAGACAATATGTCAAATTTTGCACATATCTCTTCAAAATTTACAGGGTAATATTGGTAGATATAAGCAAGAACTTCCTCGCTTCCTTTTTTCCATAAAGCCTTAAAAACACGTTCCTTTTTTGTCATCTTCATTCCTTATAAAAAATAAAACTCTCTCAGAGGAAAGAGTTAATCCTGAGATTACAGACATTATAGAATCCTTGCGGGACTCTTTCGTCCTTCTCCACGTTGTAGTTACAACGTACTCAGGTGCGACTGCCTTTTTATGGTTGAGGCTGTTCAACCGTCGTATCATGCTACTCTATTACCATCATATCCCTCAGCCTTGCGAGCTGTTCATTGGCGCTAACCAATTAGGAACTTAAGCAATAAATGCCCTTTCCCTTGCGAGGTACAGGCAGCTTCCTTCTTTTGGGGAAGCCTTAAGCCGCTTTCACATAATACCGCTCTCGTCTTTGCTTTTAAAACAGATACCTAATCTGTTGTGAAACGGGAATCGAACCCGTGACTCTTAATTAAAAGTTAAGCGCCTAACCATTAGGCATTCACAATGCAAGTTACTGTGATGTGCGAGAGCAGTGGATCAATACCTTGTTAGATACCAAATACCACACACCACCTGTCTTTCTCCTGCCGGATACTCAACCGATTTTTGGGAATTTTACCTCCCTAAATCTGCCAACTGCCCTTTCTTGCGGATCGAACTGGTTGGCTATGCTTTAGACTTCACTACTCATTGTGTTTGATATATATAAGCAAAGACATCACTCTTTTTCCGCCTCACCGTCTCGGCCTGGCACTATACTTTTCAGCACTTATATCACAACTCTGTAGCTATCCCCTTTTTCAAGAGGACTCTTTCGAGAGTCCAGCACTTGCTTGAATAGACTGTTGCCAGCAGGGCTATGTAACCTTCACCCTTTTTACATATCGCTATGCTTATCTTGAGGACTTCAAGCAACCCATGTACTAAGTCGCAAATTGTATAAATGGAAAACCGTTTTGTTTCTTAATACAATATGTTTAATAACATACGTTTTTAGTGTTGTCAATATATTTTTTTAAGTTTTTTAAATTTTTTTCTAGCCACTCATCTTCCGTAAGATTGTTTTCTAATAAATAATCTTTTAAGTCTTTGTTTTTCATGAGGTTAAGGTATTCTTCCCGGAAAGGGTTATGTATGAAATATTGCAAAGAACCATTATGAAATAACGTATGTTGTGTATAGGTGAGAGGAATAATATTGTGTAAATCCCATCTCAATAGTCGGCAAGATCTATGAATGTGGTGATGTCCTACGCACGGCTTAGAACCATCCAAATAGCTTCTCTGAGTAGACGCCCATTGCTGAACAAGGCGGTCAAGTTCTTTCTCAATATCTTTCATGTGTTTAGCCTTTCATAAAAGAATCTTCATACCATTCGCCTAGAGACCTCAATATTTCCTCATATTTTGCGCCCATCTTGCTTCCCAGCACCCCAGCGTTGTCCATGTCATCCAGAAGTTGTGTTATTGCATTAGAGGCATTAGCTTTTGAAGCTTCAGCCCAGCTATGTTCTTTCATGACTTTTCCTCGCAATAGCTCAATAACTGATCCCCTTTGTTTGTCAGAAAGAGGAAGAACTTTAATTGCTTTCCATAAGCAATCTTTGGTGTCTTGGTCTAAATCAGAGACATACTGAATTTCAATAAGTCCGGCAATAAATTTATAATGCCATCTCATGTCATCATAGGTGTTGAAAGAACTGCAGCCAGATTTCCAAAAACACCCTAACAGGCTATGGAATAATCTGTTTTGTTCACGAGATTTATATTTCTCTTCTTCAAGAACATCAACATATCCATATTCAGATTCGATATCGACATTCAAAATTTCCTTAATCTTATTCTTTGATAGCTTTATTGTGTTCATATGCATTCCTTTTGGCTTCACGTTCAGAGAGAAAGATATCATCTACTAAGATTTCTGCTGTACCCTTACGAGAATGAGCTACAATATACCTATCTCTTTGGGCCCCATCGAACTCTATTTTTGAAACTACAACACCTGAGGTATAAAAATATTTTTTCTTACTTCTAATGACTTTTCCTTGTCCAAAACAATGCGGACACACATATTCTATTTTATTATGGATAAACGTAGGCTCTCCGTGACACATTTCGCATGGCGTTTCTTCGGGAAACGTAAGAAAATAAGTAAACCAAACTTCAGGATGTCTTTCGGCTTTAATCAAGTTGTCTAATTCTTGCTCTTTCATGGTCTTTCTCAAAAGGGTATAGAGTCATTAAAGTCGTCTTTGTATTCTGTATCTTTTTTCTTCTCGATAGAAAAACTTAAGTATTTATTGTTATTTTTTGAAATGTTGTTCCATATAGAGACAAAATACTCCTTATTCTCCAGTTTTAGAGTCCCTTTATAGTCAGGGTGTTTATCCGTAGTTTTTTTATCGTTAATAAATGCAATGCCAGCATTGTTTTTAATATCCATAATTTACTCCTCTGTTTGTTTAATTATACATCCATGAATCCACAGATCGGCGTCCATTCCTACCCGCAGACAGTTGATTCTATGTAAGGGATATATTATCCCAAAATATAGTATTGGAGCAATAACTAAAAGACATAAAATGGTCTTATTACTCATGATTATTCCTCAATATCTGGTAAATCCGACATATAACCATTATTCATTGTATAATTACACTCGATTTGAGCGTAAATTCCGCTTAAATCGTCGTCGCTTATGCTTCCCATAGGAATCTTCTGTTCTTTAGCCCAGTTTAGAAACCACTCGCAAGCCTCGGCATATCCCACACAATAGGCTTTTACCAAGCGCGGGTCGTCTTTATGGCGGCAACTGAAGCATTGACAGCCTGTTTTTATCGTCATTTCTTTTCAATCCTTATCTTAAATTCGTGGCCGGCGACCATTAACTCAGTTTCAAATTCATTTTGTGGATAGCCAGACAGTTTGACGCAGACTACCGCGAGGAAGTCAGAACAGCTGAAATTGTGCTTGTCCATAAAATCCGCCAACAAATCGAAATTTTCTTTTGTCGCTCCGTGTTCAAATTGATGTGCCTGTTTCATCTTTTAACCTTTCCGCAATGTTTACAAAATCTTTTTGAATAATCATATATTTTAACAACAGCATTTGAGTTTTCTAATTCAGCGTAAACACTTTCAAACTCCCACTCGTGCCAATCTTTTCCGAGTATATCCCCAAGCCAACAAAGCAAGCGCCTAATCATTTACATTCTCCTCATCCTGGGGGAGAAATTGATGTCCCCCTCTGTTAGCGGTGCAGTTTCACACCAATAAAAGAAAACTGGCTCAATCTCAAGAACTTTAGCTATAGATTTTTCCTCATTTTTTGTTGGAAATTTCTTTCCATTCTCGAAACACCATAAATCTTTCTTTTCCAAGCCCGTTTCTTCTGAAAGCTCATCTAGTTCTATATTCTGCATAATCCTTGCCTGACGCATACGATAGCCGCAAAACACACCTGTTTTAATCATCATCGACAACCTCCCAATCCTCACGCATTTGAATTATTAACAACAATAATGGCATTTTATATATTGGCCGTTTGGAAGTGGAAAATAGAGTTCTCCAGCATAACTATCTCCAGTTATACCGCCATTTTCCCATTGGTCGCAATATTCGTGGTCGATATACTTAAACTCTTCCGGGGTTTCCATAAGGTCGTCGTTTTCGTCTAAAGCCTCATGATCGAAAGGTTGCCGGGTTCCTAGAGGCTCGTTCACTATTTCATAGCCGTTAAAGTTCTCCTCCAAAAAACAATTTGCCATAAAGCTATCTTCTCCAAGCTCTGTTTTGATAAGCCAATCGTAGAGGCGCGCTGCAAATTGCTCTATTTCATTGAGGGGCTTTATTTTTGCTGTTTCGACAGTTTTAATCATTTTGTCGTAGATTTCATTTTCAGGAATCCAGACATCATCTCCATGTGTACTCTTTTGGATTTCCAACCCCTCTTTACAGGTATATCTTCCTGCCTCGTCTATGTTATAGGTATATCCTTGGCAATCTTCTTTATAAAACATTACATACCCACCAGAGCGTCTATATGACACTATAAATCCCATAAAATCACTCATTCCTTAAACTCCTTAGAATTTACAGCCTCTTGCCAAGTGGGATATTCGGCTATTAAAGTTCCTTCCTCAACAACGCTTCTCTGTCTTATTTCGGGTTCTCCGTGAGGATAAATACACCAAATATCATCTATAGGGTTTTCTTGTCCTTCAATCCAAGGTTCAATGTAAGTCACCGCCATTATATACTGTAGAAACTTTGTTTTATAAATCTGTCCTGGTTTAATCATTTTCCCTCTCTCCTAATCTAGATATACAACCAAATCCTTGTTAACTGCTTCGACATAGCTTTTTGAATAGTCGACATTATAACATTCGCTCTTTCTTTTTCGACTTACAATGACACGCCCTGAAGTTTCTATGTTATTTCTGTTGCAATATCTCCGAAGAGTATTCCAGTCGCAACCAACCCGACGGGCGATTTCTGCAAGTGAAATATTGTCTTCTACTGATTTCCGGATATACTCATCATAAACAGCGAGCTTTGAATATCGGGAACCGCGAGGACGGCCAAGTCTAATTCCCTCTTTCTTTTTCCTCGCAAGTGCCTCTCTAACTCTTTGGCTTAACATATCTCTTTCAATCTGCGCCGCTAATCCAAACGCAAATAAAACGGCCTGACCCTGAATTGAAGTATCAAGCGTATAGTTATCTTTCACGGTGTACAATTTAACTTTCTTATCGCTAAGATAGCTAGCAATCTTGAACAGGTCGCACAATTTCCGGGTTAGTCTGGATATTTCGGCGGCGATAATAACATCATCTTCTTTCACAATACCCAACAACTGACCGAGTTGTCTTTTTTCAGGGGCAAGCGTGCCGCTTTTCCCGTCGTCAATTACTTCAACTTCTATCGGCAGATTTTGCCGCTTGGAAAACTCGACAACACCCGTTTTCTGGTTTTCATAATCCTGTTTATCCGTTGAAACTCTATAATAAGCATAAACTGTCATTTTTTAACCCCTAAGGCATAAATTGCGTTTTGTTTAATACTTTCGATACTCGGCGAACTTTCGCAAAGCCAGACGATAGTTTTTAGGGCGGTCGATAATTCTGTGTTTTCCTCTTTAAGCCTGTTAATCTCTTCTTGCTGTTCTTTTATTTGCAACTTTCTATTATAGGAAAGCCGAAACATCTCATTGGCTCTTTTGGTTTTATTTATGATGATTTCATTTTTAGTTCTTAACTTGCTTTCAAGACTTTCTATGAGTTCCTTTTGCTTATCAACCAAGATTTCACACATCAAACCTTTCATTCCCATTCTGTAATCTCCAAAAGTTTACTTTCATCTTCGGTTTTGAAAAACAAATCGACAGCTTGTTTCGTAAATTCAATTTTCTTTTGCATATCTTCAATTTTATGCAAATCCTTTTGTACGATATTTTCGTAAGGTTTTTTTTACACAAAGCAATTTACTAAACGTTCTTGCTAATTCCCTATACATAGGACGTCCGTTATCTTTCGCTACATCAGCAGTACAAGTAAAGAAATTATTATACGCCCACAAATAGATTAATGCTTCAAGCCTAGAACCAAGTTCTTTGGTGTAGTGTTCAATTTGACCCTCATCAAAATGTCCTTTAATAATCCTTTCTTCATCTAATTCGTAAATCATCATTCCACCTCAAACAGTTGGTTAATGGTTGCCTTGCTTCGGCCGAGATATTTAAATTGACTCGGCACAGGGGTTGACGCGTCAAACAATCTCATAGTTTTTGTTTTTAGATTATAGGCAATAAAATCATTACTTGTTGGGTTAAAATCTAAGACAACAAACTTTTGTTTGCTTTGTTCGTTAAACCACACATCGCTGATTTCGGGAATAATCTTTCCGTCTTCTTCTCTCATCTCAGTATGCCCTTCTTAAAATAAACTATGGTTGTTCCTGAATTATTGCCTTTCATCTGTTGTTTCGTTTCCGGATCAATAAAGGCAACACGCCCGGAAAGTGTTTCAAAAAAGAAGTTCTTTTTAATAAATTTCTGAAAAGCCTTGCTGTCTTGGCAGTTAGAAGGAAGAACCATAACACAGACAGGGCAATCGCCGTTAATAACCTCATTATAAGCCTTTTCAATAAAGGCTGCTTTCTGGCTAAAGGGAGGATTACAAAACACACGTTCATTTCCCCAAGAAACTTTAAGAGCGTCTATGCCTCTGTCATAGTAGAAACCGTTTACACATTTACAGTCTTTAGTAGTACAAGCTGCGTCTACTGTAAAATTGAATATATCGTTAAGTTGCTTGAAGAGATGATCTGGCGTCTGAAAATTATCATTTCCTTTAACATTCATTTTCATTCGTTTTACCCTCAACTACAGCTTTAACCGTTTCAGAACATCCACTGTACACATCCGTTACATTCTCACCAAGCAAACGAAGTTTAAGGTTGCCCGAGAATTTATTAAGATCTTTGTATTCAGAAGAATCTTTGGCAAACTTTTCTTTCCATTGATACCAAAGCGCCCCGAGCTGGCGTTCAGATGTAGCCTTATAAATAGCCCGAACAAAATCTGCAAATGTTTCCAAAGGTGCAGCCTTCGCTTTAGCTCTTGAACTGGCAGCAGCCCCATCATCATCTTCTGTTTTAATGTGAAGAAGAGCATAGATAGAATACCTTCTTGCATAGGTTTCCGCAGAACCAAAGGCTTGAGGGTCTGTGTCGTCCACATACAGAGGAAGATCACATTCAATAACCTTCCCTGTCTTGTGAATAAGTTCTCCATGCAAAACAAAAGCAGGAGTTCGTATTTCTTTTTTCAAAACGCCGTCTACTTGACGCGATTTATCATATTTATTCTCATATATGAAAGGCTCCTCAGTTATGCGGATATACTCTCCGTCTATCTTCTTAACCGTTTGAATAAGAATAAAATTGTTTTTGAAAATCTTAGGCATAACCTCTTCCAAAAGAGGCGTAAGATCTACATACTTATAGCCATACCCCTCTTTCGACTTAGTCATATTATCAATTTCAGAAATTAAGCTCTGATAATCAGAAAAAAAATCGTCATTCATGTTAAAAACTCCTTATTACAATAACCAGTGTAAGCGCAAAAAAAACATTGTCAACAATTATTTTACAATTTGTTCGTTTTTATAAACTTTCATATTATTTCCAGATTCAATAAATATTATATCCGGGTAACGCCATAGCATAAGCTTCTTTTTTATTTTATATTCTGGTGTGGGGAAGCCTTTGCTGTCCCTTACTACCCACGACTTAAGAGCTAGATCGTAATAAAAGAAGTCTGCTATATATGATGTCCTTCTAAGAGTTTCTTCTTTTGTATATATCGTAGGTATAAGCACAAATTCCTTTTGACGTTCCAATTTTTCTATTATTTTGGCTTTTTCTAATAGTTTGAGCCTACACCATTCGTTATATTCTTTTTTAGAATCAAATTGCCCGTCTGGGGTAATTATTTTCTTGTTGTGATATTTGTTAGGCTTTATTTTCATTTTTTGTTCTTTCATTATTTAAATATGAATAATAACAATGTTTTTAAGAAAACAATAATTGCATAGAGGCTCATATCAGGAATAACTGGAGAGAAACCTTTGCCTAATACACCCACATTATGACGATATTGTCCATGACTTTGGCAGGGAGGGCTTGCCCAAATGAAATCAAATTCGCTAAAATGTTCTTGAAGATATGTACAAGCCTCTCCGACTATGACTGTATCTTTGGGGTACAGTTTCTGATATACATCAGCTATTTCAGGGCTTAGCTCTACGGAGGTTATACTATGGTTATTTCCCCAGAGCTTTCGGTTGCCTCCAATCCCTGAATATAAATTTAATATTTTCATATCTTATCCTCTAATTCAAAGCTTTGCAGTGGTCTTCTGCTGTCCAATCGGCAAGACCGTAATAGTGATTTAATTCTTTAAGTGTAATCCACTTCTTCACCCCTCTATCAAACTCTTTGACAGGCATATAACACGAACCTACCGGCCATACCTCATACAATGCGATACATTCTTCTCCTGTGGGAAATTTGTCGGGATATTTTTTCCATGGTATAGACATTTTATTTCTCCCATTCTATCTCCGTATATTCCTGAGGTTCTAGTTCAACTATCTCTCCCATAGCTTCAGCAAATTCCTCTTTTGAAGCGACACAACACGCTCTCAGATATGCCCATTTATTACACCAATCAGACAATTCTGCTTTTCTTGGATAGCCTTCGTCCTCTGTAAAACCGAAATAATAAACATATCCGTTTTGATAAAACCCTACATGATTTTGGTCGCCTAATATGTAACAACTTTTTTCAGGTTTTTGCGTACATTCATAAACTTCCAACATAGTTTTCCTTTCCAAATTGTTAAAGAGTTAAAGAGTTAAAAGCAATTTTCTACAAGCTGGAAACATCGCTCGTAGTATTTGGCAGTCTTATTGCCGTAGATCCTATAGCCACTCCCCAGAGTGAGTACCCACGAACCGCTACTAAGATACTCAGAGGAGGACCAATAGTAATCATCTTCTTTGAAAGGCTCGCCACCATGTTCAACAAGAGCTTTGTTGACAGCTTCCTTATTCAGATGGGCAATGGTTAATTCATCAATGCTCGGCAGATGTCCACCCTGTTTCTCGCACCATTCTTTAGCCTTTTCCCATGTCATTTGTTTCGGGCCATCTTTTAGAGCGACCCATGCCTGCTGCCCGCGTAATTCTCCGGCATAGACTCCAAGTTTTTCGTCAAAAGTACCGATTGCCAGATTAACAGGTTTCTCTGAAAGTTCGCCTGTGTAAAAGACGGTTTTATGTTTAATTTCTTCTCCGCTCAATATGGCTTTTTCAAAGTCTTCTTTAGTGTTTAATATCATTTTACTTCTCCTCAACATCTTATTTGAATATTTTCTTTATCCATGATAAAGTTTTAAACCAAAAGTTCTGTTGTGATTCATATTTCTGTTTTATAACCTCATCAACGGCGTCAAAACATTGACTAATGTCTTCCCATATATCTTGATTTTCTTTATATATGCCCAGATAGTTTCTTCTCTTTATGTAATCCTGCATAAAAGATTTTATCTCGTCTTCTCTTTTAGATGTTTTATATCTATTATTCTCCATATCTCTCAAGGTAGAGTAAGGTATATGGGACAATCTGCTTAACATTTTTAGTGTAAGCTTGTGTGTCTGACGAAAAGACCTAATATCCATTTTTTATCTCCTTAATGATATGTGAACCGAATTTCCCGGGAGCAATAAAAACTCCTTTTAAATCAGAGGTGGTTAAATATATCCTATCATCTATGTTGTATGCACAAGTACAAACCTTGTCTTCATTGATAGATAAGCAAGTAACTGTAATCCCTTCATTGGTCTCATATACCCCCCCCTCTTTAAGAGTTAAGGCTTTGTATATAAAAAAGGTACTAATATCTTGGCAACAAATTGCAGGATTTATAAATATAGGCTCTTCGTTTCTATATTTAACAATTACATCGTTAATAAGCTTAAACGAATTCCCGTCATTATCAAAAACCTGATAACCGCCTACCAAATAAAGTATAACATCTTCAACAGTAGTTGCGAATTCTCGTATTGTAGGACAGTCAGATACTTTTGTGTCTTTATTAAGTCCTGAAAGAACATCGTCTATTCTTTTTTCAATTTTTTGGTCTGACAACAAGATTCTGTGAGTATATTCTGGATCTCCGAGCTTTCTGTTAAGATATTTCCACATCGTCGCCGAGGATATTCCAATAGCCTGTTGCAGGGCAGACTTGGAAATCTTATTCTCTTTTAAAATCTTTAGCAGTTCATCTTTTATGTATTTTTTCAAAATCCATCTCCTTTTTATTCTTTAGAAAGATTTTATCTTTCTTGTCATTTAATTTATAGCAAAAAAAATAGATGTCAACAAAAACTTTTATTTTTTATTTTATGCCCAGGCCTTTAAAAAGCACAGAGCTTTTGCGTATCTTCTCTTGTTGTCCATCTTCGGATTCAAAATATTCTTTGCTGACTTTAACAATCCTGTCTGCTGAAACCCCGGCAAGCTCACATACTAGACGTAAGTCCTTCATGTGTTTGCCGCATAGCCAGTCAATAGCGTGTTGCTTGTCATATTGAGTGTACAAAGATGTGTTTTTTGATCTTGTAAAAAAGGCGTCCATAACGGCTCTTGCAATAACGCTCTTAAACAAGTTTTGAACAGCGATTGCGTGAATTTGATTTTGAGGCATATTCTTTCTCCAAAAAGGTTAATACAGCTTTTGTTGTGAAAAAACTTCTTTTGCAGCGACGCTCGGGATCAGTAAGGTAAATCTTGTACGAGACACCTTTAATAAAATATATTCCTATCAGCGTGCTGCCGGGCAGTTTTTCATTTATCGTATACATTGCTTGTTTGAGATAATATCTCCAATACCTTTTTCAAGTCCTCAATTCCTATGCAGGTCATTTGAATATCATACTTGTCGCCTTCAAAATTTTCAATTAAGGCTCCGTATGCCGTATAAGGAACATAAACCTGCATTGTTTTTTTGTTAAGGAAGGCTTTTCCGCCAAAGCTCTTAACGACTTGATTATATGTCATGAATGTTCTCCAGTATTTTATCTAAATTATTAAACAGACCAAGCTCTTTGGCCTTTTTTATCTTGGTAGACCTCTCTTCCACACCATCGCTGTGAGAAAGTTTTTTATATTCTTCTCTGCCAATCTTTTGTTCAAGCAAAACATCAATAATATATTTAACAGCTTGTTGATAATCATAATAGAGAGCTTCCGGATTCCTCCCGTGAATCTTATCTAGCTCCATAAGCTGTCTTTCTATGCAAATATTCTGACGCAAAGGCTGTTTTTTTGACGACACAGAGGATTTTTTAGCTCCTATGCTATGAAGCCCCTCTTCAATCTGAAAAACGCTTGGACGGTCAAATTTTGAGGCATATTGCCAGTAATTGTGAATTGATGTAAGGACATCGTCCATATCGTATTCGTCTAAGCGAGACCAAAGTGATTCCGAATTAAGAAGAGATTTATAATTTTCTTCAATGCAGCACTCTACTGTGTATCCTTCGGTTCCGAAGCTGTAAAGCTCAGCAATTTTCCTAAGTATTTTTCTTGTTTTCGCTGACATCTCTCCTCCTAGAACACCCATTTAGACTTATATTCATCATTAAATCTGTCATCATTCAGCCATGCGGCGCAGCCTTTTGCATATCCTTTTTTAACTTCCTCGGAATTGCGGTACTTTTCGACAGCGGCGTGTATCTTATCCGCAGTTCCTCTCTTTTCGTCTAGTGCTTTTTTATATGCAAGATAGGCCTTTTGTTTACTGCCAGCCCTTCGCTTGGGAAACAGTTCCCAAAACTTTTCAAATTCGTCTGAGTATTCGTTTAACTTTCTTTCTTTTGTTATATTTTCTTTCTTTGATATATTATCAGTATTGCTTAATACATCAGTATTATTAAGTGTGCAGGTTTTACCGCATACGGTATTTTCCGCATACGGTATTTTACCGTGTACGGTTTTTTCATCACACGGTACCTCTTCATAAATTGGATCGATAAATTCATAAATAATGCCGCCAAAAACTCCGGCTTCATTCTTTTGTCTGCGGACAATATATCTTTTTGTGATGAGTTCTTTTACCAGAGACCTAATTTTAGCCTCAGATTCTCTCAGCTCCCGGCTCATTGCTTCATAATGAAACTCCCACCCGTCAGGTTTACTGTAGAGATAAGCGTATAATCCCTTTGCTCCTAAAGATAGCTCAGGGTCTTGCAAAACGACATTGGCAACTTGTGTAAATTTTGGCTGATATTTTCTTATGTGAATCGTATCCATAATCTTTCCCTCTCTAAAGGCGGGGCGCATACTAACTGCATAGGATATAAAAATGACAGAGAAGGTTAACGCCCCTAAAATTTAATTACCCTCTTAATGTAGGAGACAAATTATTAAAAACAAGTTAATAAATAAATTATTGTGGATAACTTATTGACAAGCTGAGGGGAAGCCTATATTCTGCAATTCCACTCCCTAAGTGGCATATCTGACAGCTCAGCCCCCGGTTTTCCCATCTCAGGCCGGGGGCTGTTCCTGTCTTTAAGGCATACAAATCAAGGTCGTATCTTTAAGGGCTTTAGATATTTTATCATCATTTGAAAGAATATATTCAGCAGTTTTGTTGTTTTTTACTATCAGCATAAGACGATTGAATTCTTTTCTCGTCAGATCATTTTCTACGATTCGCGCAAAACATTCACAAGTTTTTTTATCCGCCTTACATATATCAAGCATTCTATGATAGTTAGAATTGTTTAAACTTATCAAACATAAAGTGCCAATGAAAAAAGCACAAAAGACTAAAAGTGTTCTCATAGTTTTTTATCTCCTTATTTGTTAAAAAAATATCAAACGGTTAATTAATCTAAATTATTCATTTACAGTATAAATTATTAATAATAAGCTCTCCCTATAGGGAAAATAATATGCTTCAGCAGTCTTTGTTTGATGAGTTTCAGATTGAAGATATCCGCAAACTTGTTATGACGGAAATAACAAGGATACCGGGAGAGGACATCGACGAATATCTAGAAGTCGTTCGTTATGAAGTTGACTGCCGAATAAAAGAACTCCATAAAGACAATCCGAAGCCAAATTATAGTTTGCATAATAATAAAAATCTGTTAAGATAATCCTGTCAGGAGGTTATATGTTTAAACAACTTTTAATTCATTTGTGGGCTATCCGTTTTTACTCCAAAGATGTCCATTACCTAGTTAAAAACTCTCCATTTTACGGCGATCATCTGCTGGCTGACAGGGTCATGTCTAAGTTAGATGACGCAATCGACGGGGTGAATGAAGTTTGCTTTTTAGGGGAGCTTGAAAACGCTCCATACTCTAAAGACCTTATCCCTAATGCAGTTTCTTTGCTTCCTGCCTATGTCCCTGACCCCGATCAGGCATTCGTTAATCTTAAAAACCTCCTTGAGAATGCAATTGTTTTTATTGATGACCTCTCTCCGGATAGTTTGTCGACGGGTGAGGCCAATCTTATTGGCGGGATAGCTGAGAATCTTCAACAAATGTATGGCTTGGTCGGCCGAAGAGTTAAGTCATAAACTCTCTATTTTTTTTGAAAACTCTCTATTTTTTTGTGGATTACGCCTTTCCGTTGCCCTTAAAATTATTATGTTTGCATTTTCCCTTTCCTTTCAATAGGAGGTTTTTCTTCTCGGAGAAAGGCCTCCATTTTTTTCTCACACTTATGTTGCTTTCGCTGGGCGCTCTGATTGATGTGGGCACATAGTCCATTATAAGTGATGAAAACAATACGGACGTTTCTAAATTTTTTATATATTCTTTTCTTATAGTCTCTGCTTCCTCAATATATTCAAAGCTACTCTTACATAATCCATTATGGTATATCATCTTGTTCCAAATGGACGCCATAAAAGCCAATGCTTTCTTAATGCGTTTTTTAGAGGCGTACAGAGGCTTTTTTGTTTTCCTGGTAGGTGACATCATCTTTTTATATTCTCCCCTCTCTGCGGTCAAATTTTGCGGCTTTATGTCGATGTTTTAACCAGAAACTATTGTTATTGTCTTCCCATCATCAGAAACATCAACCCCGCGTAGTTTCTCTAAGCTACTCAAACCGCGAATGGCTTTAAGGATAATTTTTAAAATCCTCTGCTCTTCGTCCGTCGCAAAAAAGCTGCAACGCTTAAATCCTTTATTTCTAAGTTTGTTATAGTATTTTTTTTGCCGGCTATAGTCTTCCATTTTTATGTCCTTCCTAAAATTTCGCAGCGCGAAGCTTTTCTAGCTGATGTTTTAAAACTTTGGTTGTCACTTTGTTTCTCTTGTGTCTCTTGCGTAGTTCTTCAATAATTTGGTTAAGTGTTCTTATTCCTAGTTCAATACAGATGTTGTATTGTTCAATTGTGTTGTTTAGGTCTTTTATAAGCCTATCGGCTTCGTCCGTCTTTTCTTTAAACGCTTGATTGCGCTTTTCAGCTGTCTCAGCCTTATCTTTTTCTAAACAATTTACTCTGTTCTGAAGCTTAAAATAATTATCAATCATATAGTCAAAGTTGTCTATTTGCATTTGATTAAGAGAGTCATAGATTTTAATAACTTTGTCTTGTTCTTCGGGCGGTAAATTTATAAATTTCATAGTGTTTCCCTCCTTAAAAAGTCTCTATTTTATAGCGATTTTATAAACATCGCCAAAGCAGATGTTAGCTTATTGTTTTCGCAAAAAAGCTCCTGATAATATCCAAAATCTGCGCCGCTGTTGGCAATATCCTGAGCTATTTCGTTTTTAGCGTCTTCGCGTGCTAAATCGTTATTATACTCAACTTCTTCCCCATAAGAAGCCCAGCCGACACCGTTGTGGTAATGCCCAAAACTTGACTTGCATGGATTATATTCTTCCGGTGCTCGTTCAATCAGTTGTTCTGCCCGTTTTTCAATAAGAATATTCAGCTCATCGGTTAAAATTGTTAAAAAATCTTCTGCGTTCATAGCTTATAACTCCTTAAAAAGTCTCTATTTTATTATTAATAGGCCGTGTGCCATTTGCACCCGCCGCGCTTAGCGTTTCTTATGCAGGTTATCCCTTTAAATATTGTGCGCTTCATCATTGGTAATTTTAAACATAGCATAAACTCCTTTTTAAAAAAATGTTAGCGAATCTCATCAAAAACGGTTGCAACGTTAATAAGTTGGTTTTTGTAAAATAATGAGTGAACTACATAGCTCCAATTTGTCCCGATATGGGAGAAGTGTCCGACAGTAAGCTGAATATTTCCGGGTAAAGTAGAAATTTGTACACCTTTTAATTCTTCCGGCGTGTAGCTGATTATTTCTTTTATTTCTTTATATGAAAAATGAGACATAGTTTTTACTCCTTTGTTGTGGGGCTAGATTATCCAGCCTCTTTATAATTTTAATATAACACATAAGTTTTGTATTGTCAATACATTTTTTAAATAATTTTATTATTTTTTTATAAAATTTGCACAGCCCAGGGCGAAAAAGGGTGCGGCAGCAACTGCGGCTAAATATATAGCTTTGTCAATGCTGTACAGGTACAGGCAGGCCAGCCCGTAAAAGATAAATAGTAAGAAAAATCTAATCATGTGCTTGACTCCTTTGTTGTTATGTTCTTAATATAGCACATAAGTAAGCAGTGTCAATACATATTTATTAAAAAAGTGCATATTTTTGTTAAAAAGGTTGTTTTTTTTTGAAAAAGTGTTAAACTTCAAGCAGATGAAAGGTAGTTAATGTTTATTAGTTTGGAAAAAAATCAGCCTCAGCGTA